CATCTATGTTCACCGTTTCATGGTGCCGGGTTAGAATGTTTTTGAACACGTCGTACGGTTTACCATTACCAAATTTAGTATACATGTACATATGTGTATCTTTACAATCGAAGCCCTTAGCGGCAGCGTTATCAAACGCTGCCTTTGAGTCTCTTATATATATCATTTTAATTTCCATCATACCTCCCCGGAAATCGTTCCTGCATAATTTTTAAAGCTTGGTTTCGTATCTTCTCTTTGTTGCCCTTCAGGTCAAACACCTGCTTCCACCATGCCAGCGCCGGCGGCTGCGCACGTGTTAACTTTCTAGGATGGATTTGCAGCGCCTGGAACATCATAGTCAATTGAATGTCCGCGATCCGTGCATGACCTTCACCAAAGGAACCACCTATAAACACAGTCTCTTCTGATACTGGCAGCTGGGGCGCTAATCTATTTCTGTAGTCTTTTGTCATTTGTTATCCTTTCTGTTATTAATAAAACAATTTCCCATATTCACGCCACGTTGTCAAATAAAAATAAAAAATAAAGTTGTGGATAACTTAAATTATTTCCTTGACACATTCTCCCATATATGATACCCTGATAGGGTTGGCGGGCGGGGTGTGCTTGCGAGCTTGCGGGCCCACCCTCCCCAAAAATAAAAAAAATCTTGCGCCCCGGCCATTGCCCTATTCGGGAACCGGGGCATGGATCACTTTCTCTCGAGAACAGTATTCGCAATCCGGAGACAAGACAAGGCAGCTGCACTTGTTTACTCTTAGAGCCATATCTTGTCACCGCACAGCGATTAAAAACTTTTAAGAGTGTACCGTGTCACAGAGAATAGTATAAACACTCTGCATTTGGTTCATCTTGTTTGTACCGGTGCCCACACGATACACACTTAAAAATTTTTATATTAGGGCTTACAGATATAACTACCATGCCTAATATTAGTGTGATTAATTAACCATAGCAAAGCCTTGACTTTGCACAACTCCCACGCTTTCTGTTGTCTTGTTCGCCTGTCTAATATTGACAGTTTGTTTTAGTAAGTCTTTCATGTCATCAGACACAATCACAACCTCACTACCGATAGCTTGACCTGTATTCAAATCAATACAACTCTCGACATCTGGCCAGTATTCTTTGACATCATCTAAGAATTTAGCTTGGTCAATAACACTATTCATACCTGTTATGAGATTGTATTTAGCTTTCCATAACTCAATATGCGATTGTATTACCATTGACTTTGCTCTTTCGTAGGCTCTTAATTGTTCCCAATGTTCTTGGTGACAAGCCATAGCTCGTTCATGGCAACCACCACTTATGACAGTTTTAACCCACTTGCCATAATCACTGTCGCTAACATCATTATCCCTATTATGATAACCACGATTACTATACAGAGCATAGTCCTCATACCTATCATTAACTTTTGCTACTGTGGAATAATCACCACGCATAGCATTAGTTTTTTCGTGATAGTGAGGATTTTCTTGTCGCTTGGTTTCGTCATACTCCACTTCGATAGTAGCTTGGTGACCTTTTGCTTGTAGATCAAAATGATATAAAGCATTATATAAATCTCTATCTATTTTGAAATCATATCTTTGCTCTCTATCATCACTATCAATGTTCTTAAATACAAAACAATGATCTGTTGTGGTCATGCTACGATAACCGCCTGTTTCATATTTTCTGATAACTTGCATATCAGCAGTGGGATAGAATTGTTCCACTAGTGGTGATATAACACTATCCCAAGTTTTGTTTTTGACTTCGTAGTAATTGCTTACTGCGTTTTGTAAGTCATCATCTACTTGCATAGGTGTTTTGTTATACACAGTATTAGCCCACTCTTTTTTTAGAGCTTGTCGCTTCTGTGCATTTAGTCTTACTTTATTATCCATATCTATTCCTTTCTATGGGTTTGGTTTGTAATAGTATTATCATATATTGTGATATTGTCAATCAGTTCTGAAAAGGCTTGTGAGTTTTTTGCAATCCAACTTTTCATACAAGACTGTGAATGAAACCGCTTGTGGACTGGCTCTACTTCATGCCTTGTAGATTTTCTAGTTTCATAATTAAAGTCATATTCAGTTTGTGGATATGCGCTGTATGAATTGGGATAGTATTTGCAACCGCAACCGACACATATTCTAGCCTTGCTCATAAGTCCCTCCACATAACTCTGATTATATCTCGTACCGCTAGGCCTACTAATACTAGTAGGCCTATAGATATTATTATTATTAATAAACCGAAACTCATGAATCGAGCCACGCTGGTTTACCTTGTATGTGAGTTATGCCTGTTGCTGTGCGATAACCCTCATGGTTGCCGTTGTCATCTACTTGTTGATAACAGATAGCTATATCTTTGTTTTTAGTTTGCCATGCTCGACACTTGCTATCCCAAATCCCGTATCTTGTGACCTCTCGGGCTTGGCCTTTGTGATAGTAGGTAATTTTAAACCACCGAGAATTTTGCAAGTGGTGTGTCATGTGATCTAGTGTGACTATATTCTGTTCATCATCTCTGATTATTGATTGATACATTTTTTATCCTTTCTAAAATGTGGGGGGCTTTCGCCCCCCTGTCGATTAATTAACTATCTCGACTACTTGATAAGAAATCGGACTTTTATTTTCGTTGTTTTCGTCTGCTTCCTCATTTAAATTTCTTGCTAAATTGTCAGCAAGTTCTTTGTTCTTACTTTGTCTTTCTACGATATAACTTGGTGATAGTGTGTTATATTCAGTCTTTCTAATTATAAGGTACATTATTCGCCCTCCCCTTGTGCGTCTAGCATTTCTTCTAGCCTTTGTTCTGATATTGAGAATTCAATATCCATTTTGTCTTGTGTTGTTTTCCATACATCAACAATAGAATTGCTTTCCCCATGTTGATTAATGAATTCTTTTAAGGTCATATACTCTGCGTCTTCTTGCAGTTCTATTAACCAGTCACCTGTTTTACTCATTGTTATTCCTTTCGTTAGTTAATTAATAAATAAGTTATAATACTATCCCATATAAAATACAAGTATTTATTTATTTTTTTCTGTGGATAACTTTGTACATATCTAGTATGTATCAGACTGCTACATACTAAATGTGGGGTCGCCTAAAATTTTCTGTGGATAACTTTATTTTTTTTCTTGACACAAGATGTAGTAGGTCGGATAGAGGTACCATACCATATCTTGTGGCCCTACGGGCCCACCCACCCCACCCCCGGATTCTATATAGTAGGGATCCTAGTATGTCGTATATAGTTTGATTTGGACGTAAATATGAGTTATAATCGTTTTCACTTTGACTAAAACAAAAAGGTGCAAAATTTTTTAAAAAATTTTTTCAAATGCTAACCCCAGAACAATTAAATAATTTACCTGAAGATACTAAAAAAGAATACCTACGCACAATGGTATTACTTGATGAAAAGAAAAAAGAACAAGAGATCCGCGATGACTTCTTAAGTTTTGTTAAACACATGTGGCCAGGATTTATAGAAGGTGAGCACCATAAAATTATGGCAGAAAAATTTAATCGGGTAGCTAAAGGTAATTTAAAAAGATTAATTATTAATATGGCGCCACGTCATACTAAATCAGAATTTGCATCTAACTTTTTACCAGCATGGATGATCGGTAATCAACCTGATCTAAAAATAATTCAAGCAACTAATAATGCAGAACTTGCAGTACGCTTTGGTCGTAAAGCTAAATCATTAATTGACACAGAAGATTATCAAAAAATATTTGGCACCAGGTTGCGTGAAGATTCTAAAGCTGCAGGTAAATGGGAAACCGATCAAGGCGGCGAATACTATGCTGCCGGTGTCGGCGGTTCAATAACCGGTCGTGGTGCTGACTTGTTAATTATTGATGATCCACATTCAGAACAGGACACAATGAACATGGCCAGTTTTGATAGGGTGTACGAATGGTACACATCTGGACCTCGACAGAGGTTACAACCTGGGGGCAGAATAATTGTGGTAATGACGCGTTGGAATGTTGCTGACCTAACGGGAAAATTAATGAAAGCACAAAAAGAACCAAAAGCAGACCAATGGGAAGTAATTGAATTCCCGGCAATCTTGCCAAGCGGGAAACCGGTATGGCCTGGTTATTGGAAGCTAGAAGAGCTTGAAGCGGTAAAAGCATCCGTAAGTATACTAAAATGGAATGCACAATACCAACAAAATCCTACAGCTGCAGAAGGTAGTATTATAAAGCGAGAGTGGTGGAATGTGTGGGAAAAAGACGATATGCCTGATTTAGCACATGTTATTCAATCTTATGACACCGCGTTTATGAAAAAAGAAACTGCTGACTATTCTGCAATAACCACGTGGGGTGTATTCTATCCTAACGAAGAAGGTGAAGCGCATTTAATTTTACTTGATGCTATTAAAGATCGGTACGAGTTTCCTGAGCTACGGCGCGTGGCTAAGGAACAATACGACTATTGGAAGCCAGAAACGGTTATAGTCGAGGCTAAAGCATCGGGGCTCCCGCTTACCTATGAATTAAGGCAAATGGGCATACCAGTTATTAACTTTACACCAAGCAAAGGAAATGATAAACATACTAGAGTGAATGCGGTCGCACCGTTGTTTGAAGCAGGAATGATTTGGGCACCCGATCGTAAATTTACTGAAGAGGTTATAGAGGAATGCGCTGCATTTCCATTAGGGGAACACGATGACCTTGTGGACAGTATGACTCAAGCCGTAATGAGATTTAGACAAGGTGGTTTTGTAATTCATCCAGAAGACTATGAAGATGAACCAGTATCACAAACTAAAAGGACATACTATTAATGAGCAAATTCTTACTTGAATTATTTGAGAGAGTAGTACGGGCTGCACAAAGAAGCCCCTCACCAGAAGATTTAAAAAAATTAGAAAAACTTTCAGAAGAGTTAGCAACGCTAGCTAAAGATCCAAGCAATATTGCTCAAGATCAATTATCTGTTATTGCGTCTAAACTAGACGAAATTGATACACCAAATCCAGCTAACAGAACACAAACTAAATCTGCAAACATGACAGATAGTGCCGAACGTTCAATTCAATTTGTAGCTGAGAAAACTGGTTTAAGTTTTGAAAAAGCACGATTAGCCATTGTAGAGAAAATGAACGAAGCGTATGAGTTTGGTAATCCAAAAAGAACCATGGTTGATGATATGGATCGAATTAAAGCTTACCTAGATAATAATTTATCTATTGGTAGTAGTAGTGATGCTTTAGAGTTTTTAGACGACATTGAAGAACTTGGTAGTGGTATAGTGGATGATAGCGTCGATGCTATTAAAAATATTTCTAAACCAGTTGATGATTTTGATGACGGTAAGTCTTATTCTTCTTTTGAGGAAATGCAACGTGACAGAAAAGTTGGTCGTTATGCAGAAAAACCAGAAGACGTTTCTAACTACGATGAGTTAGTAGAAGCTGGTATATATGAACCAGGCACTATGAATCCAGGACCAAATCATCCTGATGTTAAGGCTGGTATTATCGAAGGTTCTTTTGAAGAAATGTCAAATCCACTCATGGATTTACTTGATACAGAAATGAAAATATCAAAATCAACCGCAGATGAAATTGCTAAGATGGGTGCAGAGATTAATGATTTAATGGATCAAGGTAGATTTTCTGATGCTAGAGTAGTTGCAGAACGTTTAAAAGATTTTCAAAATAAATTAAAAGCAGGTGATGCAGACGCAACTATTATTCCACCGAACAGAACATTAAATGCAGCTGGTGGTCGGATTGGTTTCCAAGACGGTAGTGATTTTAAAGGCGGACCAAAGATGGGAAGACGTGGTTTCTTAGGACTTATGGGCGCAGGACTTGCAAGTTTATTTATTCCACGTGGTATTGGTAAAGTTGCTGCACCGGCAGCGAAAGCTGCACCAGAAATAGCCGCACAAGGTATGCCAAGTTGGTTTCCGTTATTAGTAAATAAAATTAAAAGCCAAGGTAAACAAACTAACGTTGCTACCGGTGGCCGTAATCCAGAAAATATATACACATTAAAAGATGGTAAGACTGAATATATTTTAAGGGAAGATGCAATAAATGGTAGTATGGATGTATCTACACGTGGCGATGACTTTCAACAAGTTAGCTTTGAGTACATCCCCGCAACAGAATATCGTCGACCTGACGGCAAAGGCTTTACTGAAGATGCTGAGTTTTATGCTAGCGAGTTTCAAAAAGGTGAGTTATATGATTTTGAAAATGCTGCCGACAGTATTGACGATCTAAAACTAGGTATTTCAAGCATAGAAGAATTTGCTACAAAAGGTAGTAAAACCCCAGCAGAAAAATTAGACGAAATAGCAGATGAATTTAAAAGAGCAACAACAAAAGAAGATACTAGTGGATTTGCTAATGGTGGTAGAGTAGGTTATAAGAATGGTGGTGGGTTAGGAACCTTATTTAAGGAGACAAGAATATAATGGCTGAAATAGATAAAGTACGTGGTAATATTACTATACCAGGACCAGCAGAACTAGCACAAGAAGTAGACGTTACTGAAGAAGTTGAAAAAGGTCCTGTTGAAATTAACCCAACAGATGATGGTGGGGTTGAAATAGATTTTGATCCAACTGCACTGGTTGCGCAAAGTGGTAATGATCCAAGAGCAAATTTAGCAGAATTATTAGACGATGATATTTTAGACGAACTAGGTTCTGATTTACAAAATGAATACCAAGACAATAAATCTGCACGTGATGATTGGGAACAAGCATATACTAAAGGTTTAGACTTACTTGGTTTTAAATACGAAAACAGAACCGAACCCTTTCAAGGCGCATCAGGTGCAACGCATCCAGTATTAGCAGAAGCTGTTACACAGTTTCAAGCACTAGCTTACAAAGAACTATTGCCTGCAGGTGGACCGGTTAGAACTAGAGTTATGGGTAAACTTGATGATGTTAAACAAGCACAAGCAGATCGTGTTAAAGAGTTTATGAACTATCAACTAATGTGTGAAATGACTGAGTACGAGCCTGAGTTTGATCAAATGTTATTTAACCTACCACTAGCTGGTTCTACTTTTAAAAAAGTTTACTACGATGAAACTATTGCACGTTGCGTATCTAAATTTGTACCGGCAGAAGATTTAGTCGTACCTTACACTGCCTCTTCCTTAGAAGAAGCTGATACTATTATTCATGTTCTTAAAATGTCAGAAAATGATTTACGTAAAAATCAAGTTAGTGGTTTTTATAGTGATATAGAATTAGGCACACCAAACTATAAAGAGAGTGAGGTACAAGAAAAGAAAAATGATTTAGAAGGCACTTCTACTACTAACAAAGA